TCTGATACAAAGAAATTACCCTTATCTCCTTTAAATGGGGTATAATTCTTTTTCCATCCTTTAATAGGTAATGGTTTACCTACACAGCTAATAATGACGGTTTCCTTAGGATCTAATGTCCTAACAGCAGTGGATTTGCCTGTTCCACTTTCACCTACAATTCCTATTAACTCACTCATTTGTTATTATTTTTACTATTAACGTCAATTACTTTGTCATATAAAGAGGGGTCTTCTTTAAATTGCTTAGCAGGAGGCACTTCTTCAAAATGGCCTACTTCACCCACAAATTGCAGACCTATTCTAATGTCTGCAGCTCCATCTCTATTTTTAAGAATAGACAAACTCCTATATCTATCCTTTAATTTGACAATGTTGTATCCCCTGAAATTCTCTATCTCATATTTTCTAGGTGAAAACAAGGATAATACTACATTGGCATCTTGCTGAGTATTGCCACTATCTTTAAAATCAGATAGTTGAGGCTCTACTCTGTCTAATTTAAACCTATCAGTTTGGCTCATTGCTCTGCCTAACTGTTGAACTACCACTGGAATGAAATTGAAGTTATTCCTTAGTGGTATTAAATACTCACTCATTTTATCTATGTTATCCTTTTGATTAAATCCTCGCTCTCTTTTCATTAATGCGATATGATCTATAACAATAAGAACATACTTATCAGGATTATAAGGTATGTATTTATCAAATACAGAAATAGTTTCTGTGCCTGATTGTATTTTCTTATACAAGATATCTCCATTGTCCCTTGCATAATTGTTCATGAACTTATATATCCCTGTAGGATTCTCAGCAGCATCTATGATAGTAAGACAATCTTCTAAGCCACAAAAATAATCTTTTGTAAACTTTACTGTATCATAAACTTCCTGACTAATCCTATTCTTTCCACGGGATAAAACAAAATTAATATCTGTTAATATCCCATAATCCAAATATAGTTTTCTACAAATAGCTTTTGTAATCTTGATGGTCTTATCAATCTCTAAAGACCAATAAAACACTTCAAATTCCATCCCACAATCAGGATTAGCTTTAATCCAATCATAGGGATTATACAAAAAGCATGAATCTGTAAAAGCTGTCTTACCACTTCCAGTCTCTCCCCCTATCAAATAGTAAGTGCCTTGTTGTATTCCTGGTATATGTTCCACAAGCCTCTCAAATCCCATGGACAATCCAGTATTGAGGCCTTCACGACCTCTGTCTATTTTCTCTATTACATCACTAAATATCATCTGTCAAAGTATTTAGTCTTTGATCAGATACTGTTTCATCATCTCCCAGCTGTTCAATAAAGCTTTCTAATAAAGATCCTCCATCTTTCTCAATAAAATAATCTGCAATTCTCATATATGCATATCTAACTCTTTTCTTTTCCTCTATGTAGAGTTTGGTAGCTTCAAAAATTTGCTCTTTAGTTACTCTCTTGTTGTTCTTGATGAATTTCTTCATCTTTTTTATGCATCCACCTCTTGTTCCACGGATAGAATATCCAGCAGTCTTTACTCCTTTAGGGAATAATGCCCGCCATTCATCTATCCATTGGGAGGTGTCATCTTCAGATTTGACTACCTTTTCAGGTACAGGTATTTTATTATCTATGAGATCAATTCCTCTTTTCCTTATATGAATACGTTCTCCTTGTTTAATAAACCCTGCCTTCTCAAGTTTGTCATAATCTGTTATTAAATTCACACTATAAATTTGGCCTTTTGCCAAATAATAGAGGAATACATACTCATCTGGTGTGAGATTAGTCTCCACCAGCAGATTAATATCTACTTCCATTCGTACAGAATTATTAGGGTTAAAAATTGATTTTTGCTTACACTATAGCTCTAAGCAAATATAATAAAAAGATGTTAAAATCAAAAGGAATTATCCCGCAGCATGGCTATTTCTTCATTTCCTTCAACCTGCTCCTCGTATTCTTTGATAATTCTTTCTATGACTATATCATCTTGGCCTCTAATTTTGATTTTTACAACAGCTTTAGAGGGCTGTTTCTGTAATTCTTTTGATTTCTTCTTCGGCTTCTTCATTTTCTTTCTTTTGTAAGTAATGATTAATAAGAGCCAGCTCACTTTCCAGCTCTTGTTTCTTAGCCAATAAGAACTTCTTAAAATTAAAAGCACCTTCTACTCCTACTTTAACTTTTAATTTTACATACCTATCTCTCAAATCATCATCTCTCATTAAATAATCTTCAAGAGTAAGATGGCCTTTATGACTATTTACAACATGAAGAGATATTGAAGCATGACTTTTATATCCTAAATACTTAGCTAAAACAGCTAAAGTCACCACATTAGGCGACTTTAGCTTTCTTAGATTTCTATTATAGACATATAGCACCAGTCCTATAAAGATTCTTTTGACATTAACGTATCTGTGAAATCTTCTTTTGCTTTTTACAGCAAGTTTAAATTCCTCTTCTACTAAAAATCTAATAACATCAAGGTCTCTCTCTATAACTGATTTTATAGGTATTCCTTTACTATGAAACTTTGTTTTCCTTTTTACTGCTACTACTTTTGTCTGCATAGTCTTTGATTTTAGATAGACAATCATCAATATCCATACATTTAATGACATTGAGATTCTCTTCATTCATACTCTCAGTCATACGCTTAAACCATACTAATTCCTGGGTGTTAGCCGTGACTAAAATGAATATCCTTCCAATCTCTCCATTATTCCGGAGTCTGCCAATTCTTTGAATCAGATCTTTTTCTTTAGAATAATAAGACATAATCACACAATTGTCTAAATCCTTCAAGTTAGCTCCTTGCTTTAATTTCTTAAACGCAGCTATGAGATCTAATTCACCATTATCAAAGTCTTCTCTAATCTTTTTGTTCTCTTTATCTGTGTGATGAGAACTTATAACATTAGATGTTATCTTTTCTAATGACTCTAAAGAATTGCCAAATAGTATAGTCCTTCCAGTAATGTTATCAAGCAATTTCTTAATAACAGCTATTTTACTAGGAAGTTCATATAATAACTTGGCTCTGGCAGCAGAAGCAACATGTATTCTCCTTTGTCTAACGTCATCAGGAGCACCTGTTGCCTTTCTGAACATCATGTCTTTATAAGCGTAGGCACCAAACTCAGTTTGATACCACCTTTTCTTATCATTACCTGCTGGAACATTCTTGTTATAAATATCTAATCTATGATTAATAACGTAAATATCCAAAGGTCTAGATGTTCCATCTACCTGTCCATCATTTATATCATAAGTATAGCAAACAGGGGCTATCTCTTTCAGAAGAATGCCTTTTGTTATTTTAACATCGTCATCCTCTGATACCACAGCTCTTTCATCTATGGTAGCAGATAGTCCCATTATCTTGCCATATTTATTATTGCGATAAAACTTAGAATACTCTGGAGTTAAAGAGTCATGGATTTCATCAGCTATTACCAGGTCCCATTTGGTCCCTTTCCACTTATACGCAGATTGGTAACAAGAAAATGTAATGTCCCATTGCTGAGCATCCCATTTTTCTTGTTCTCTCTGTAGCTCCAACTCTCTATCCTTAACTTCCGCTAAGAAAAGAACTTTGGCATCTTTAGGCAATCTCTTAACAGCTTCCATAGCTATCTTGGTCTTACCTAATCCAGTGATCATCTCTATAGTACCCTTTTCTCCATTGTCTTTCCAGGATTCTAACGCTTCTGACTGTATTTTCTCTCTAGCAATAGTTAATGTTTCCATGATTAATTACTCTTCCATGAATTTAATAACCTTAGCTCTACCAGTTACTTTCATGTACATTAATTGTACTTTAACAGCATTGATAGCATTTTTAAAGCCATTTTGACCATTTTTTCCTGCCTCAGCATCTCCTGAAGCCATATACTCGCTTTGTTCTCTGTCTGCATACTTAATACACTCAGTCCTAATATCCCCTATACTCTGAGTTCTCAAAATAGTGACCTTAGATTTAGGTTTTTTAGCAACTGCTTTCTTAATTGTGCTTACAGCTTTAGTAGCTGCTTTCTTTGCTGTCTGTCCAGCTGTCTTCTTTGCTCTTGCCATTGTTTTTATTATTTAATGGAGTTAACAATTGATTTAATTTATTTATCTCTCACTTTATTACGTAACTTTCTCCATAAAGAAAGTTGTTTTCTTTTAAGTTTAATTAGTCCAGAAGTAATTTCCTTTCTCTCCAAAGGAATAGAATTACCATGGCCACTTAAAAGCCCTACTATATATACATCAGCTAGATTATCCTTATTAGATTTATAAGTCTCTCTTTCTTTTTCTGATCTCCCACCAGCAGAATAATTATCTCTCTTCCACTGGTTCAACTTATCTCTTTCTCTATTCCGAAATTTTCTATCTGCTGCTCTAACTTTATCTCTATTCTTCTTTTTCCATTCTGTAACATTTTTAATAACACATGATTTACAAATAGATTTATAAGAAGTTTCAGTGACTGGTTTCCCTTTATAAATAGTCCTTAAATGAAAATCATCTAGCTTTTTTAATTTTCTACATTTCTGACATTTTTTATTTTTCATCATCTACTATTAAACAAACCTCCCATTTATAGTCCAGGTCCCCTAATTCAAGCCCTGCTTCCTTGAAAGTATCTCCTTCTTGAAGATACTCAACAGGAATACAGCTCCTATCAGTCCAGTCCCATATATCTTTGACTTCTAATTGATACATACCTAAAGTATTTAGAGCTTCTACTGCATCTTTAGCAATGCCTTCTCTTACATCTAACTGCTCATCAATACCTCCTGAATTAAAGTACCAATCTAAAAATCGTTTAGAGGTTATATTATAAATAACTGCATCTTCCTTTTCTCTCATTACAAGTTTTTTAATTGCTCTCTTAATGTTGGAAACTTTTGTAAACAATCTTCTACTATTTTAATAGTATGTTGAGTTATCTCTCCTTCTTTAAAATATCCTTCTCCTCCCTCCGCAACATTTTTAAAATGTTTATGTGAAATTTCCATTGTGCTTGTGACAACTTCCATTAAAGCAATTCTCAATGCATTTCTATTGGTAGTTATTACTTCATTTGTTTCATTCTCTAACTGTTCCATAGGAACACCTAATAAGTCTTCTAATTTTTTACTATCCATAATTATTTATTTTTATTATAATATTTAATAAATTCTACTACTGCTTTGTAAGTATGGTCTATTTGAGGAATTTGGTCTATAATACAATGATATCTTTCCATATCATCTAACTCACTACATTTTTCTAAAATATTTGTTATTACAGGCATCAGCCAATCCCAAGAGGTGTTAAACTCAAAGAGTTCAGCAGGTACTTCATTGTCATATATATCCTCTCCTACTTCTACTCTATGGGGTGTAAAATACCAATCATTATCTTCATCGTATTCCCATCCCATAAACTCTGCTATTAGTTTATTGTCTTCCATAATTATAATTTAATGATTTCAAATGTTATTGATAAATTAGATTGATTATCCTGCTCCTCTTGAATAAATTCCCAATAATCAGAAAAATATTCTTCTATAGGTTCATCTATATCATGAGGTTTTCTAAACCCATCACCTTCAAACCACTCTGAAGCATATTTAACAGCCTTATGATTACTATAAAATACACTAATAGTTAAATCTATGTCTTCATAAGTATGTGCTATTATGTATATTTCTTTACTCATCTTTATTATTTAATGATTCTAAAATTCAGTTACTATTCTATTCTCCAAATCCTACCTCCAGGTAGTGGTTTTCCATCAGCTGAACGATTTTTCCTTCTTGTAAATTTCTTTCCAGTCTGCTCACCATATCTTTTGCCACTAGCAGTTGTAGAATTAAGTTCCTTATCAGTAGAACAATGAAATGAATCCCCTATTTCCATTAACTCCCAAGAAATACGAGCATAAAGCCTCATCCCCCTCCTTTGCCTAGGTATTGGTATATTTTTATCTATTTTTTTATCCTTCATATTTATTATTTAATGATTCCAAAATTCAGTTATACAAGGCTCTGCTTTAAGAGGAATAGTTGGACAGAAAGGTTTTCCTGCCTCTTCCATACACTCCTTTAATTTAGCTGCCATTTGCTCTGCAATATCTATCTTGCACTCAATGACTATTTCATCATGAATAATATTGCATATTCTTACATACTTGAACAGAAGATTATTCTTTTCAAGATACTTAAAAAACAGCATTCCTGCAAATTTGGTTATCTCTGCAGCAGTTCCTTGAACAGGATAATTAAGAGATTTCCTCTCTATCATCCCCTTCTTCTTAAAATACTCTCTAACTATAGGTTTAAAATGAGTTATGAACTTTGCTGAATTAGTTGTTTTATGGGCTCTATACTCATCCCAAAATCCAGGAGCATCCATTTGCTCTTTTAATTTCACATACTCATCATAATACTCAATAAATGATTTCCTATTAGAGATTGTATTTAAAAGAATATATCCCTTAGCAAGAGCATCTGCCTTACAAGTTACAAAGTAGCTCTTAACACCAGGAAAAGCCTTAAAATAGGCATCATATATCTTATCACCTTCCTCTATAGGTAATCCCAGGTTATTTGCTATTGTAGCTCCTACCCCTCCATACTGAATTGCAAATCCAGCAGCTTTAGCATTCTGTCTTTCTCTCTTAAACTCCTTTTTAATTCTATCTAACTCCAATCCTTCTAACTCAGGATATATCTTAGAAGCTACAAATGAATGCATATCTCCTAATCCTTCTTCATAGAATTTAAGTATATCATTGTCCTTACACTTATTGGCAAACACAACAGACTCCTGGCCTGCATAATCTGCTACAATAAGCGTGCATCCTTCTTCAGCTATAAAGCATTCTCTATGCCTTGCATCTCTAGGGATTTGCTGAAGATTGACATACTCAACAGGAGGCTTAGCTTTGTTATTCTTACCACCACAAGACATCCTTCCAGTATCCAGTAATTGTCTATAAGTGGTATGAATTCTTTGAGTGATAGTGTGAACTTGCTTTAATACGCTTTCTCCAAAAGAGGATACTAACTTTCCTGTCTTCTTATACTCAACATATAATGGGACCATCTTATGTTTATCCATCTCTGTCTGCAATACTCTTGCATCCACACTATCTTTCATTTTTCCAGTGTCCTTATCTTTAGTCTTGGTATTAACACCAAGCTCTTTAAATAATGGGATAACTTGTTTTTCACTGTTCCAGTTTATGTTGCACTTAATCTCATTACTAAATAAGCTTAATTGTGTGTCCATATACTTTCTCTTGTTATTATCTATAATCCAATTATTTAATCTCTCTTCACATTCCTGGACATTACTATTATCTTCTTTCATTTTACTTGCCCATTTGTCGTAATCTAATTTAAATCCACAGTACTCAACATATGCCAGAACTCTGACAAACTTGTTGTCAAGAGCAAGGGCAGTCATCAGGTTTAGTTTCTCCAGTTTAACTATCTGAAGCTCTTTAATTCTACTTAAATATTTGACATCCCCTGCAGCATATCTAATTACCTGCACACTTAAACCTTCTTTATGAATAAGTCCTCTCACTTCCTTACTCATGGTTACTTTACAATACCTGTCTACCAGATAATCTAAAGATTTTCTTACTTGTTTCCTTCCCATATTTAAGACACTCTCTGCTAAGAAAGTGTCATAAATACGGGTTGGAATTATTCTCTTATGATATAAGAATTTCAAATCAAACTTTGCATTTTGCATAAGTATTAGCTTACTCTCAAGTAGCTCTTTGAACTCTCTTATATCTATACTTCCAGAATCAACTACAAATTGATTCTCTGCATCTCCAAACTGTGCAGATATTAACTTACATACCCAGGGATCAAATCCATTAGTTTCTGTATCAAACTCAACCTCATCTTTATCCTTGAAGTAATCTTTTAATTCCTGACAACTTGCAAATGATATATCTGCCGTTATATGACTAAACAGATTCTTTTGATTTGTTACTAAGTATATCATTTTAAATATATTATCTACCTCTACTTACATCACTATCCCCTTCAGGATCTATAGAGGCTTCCATCTGTAAATTGTGATATTTCTTCAAGATCTTCAATTGTTTCATTTCTTCTATGTCTACTTGATTTTCTAAGGCTGTTGCTATTCTCTCAAGAGCTTTGACTATTCTAGGTACATCAGCTTCATAGAATTTTCTACCCATTAATGTATTATGAAATTCATTCATTATAAATTATTTATTTTAAATGCTAAAATTCTAAGTCCTAACTCTTGACAATATAAGAGGTCCTTATCTGTAACCTCACCAGTAGTTTCCTCAACTTTGTCTAAATGCCAGTCTGTCATTACACGAATATCAACTAATTGTTTTAACAATTCTTCTTGTACTTTGGTTGATATTGTTTCTTTTTTAGTTTTCTTATTTTTCATTGATATTATTTATTATAAGGTTATTGTTTTTCTTTCATATATACTATACTATCATGTATATCTATAGTTAATAAGACAAAGGCAAATATGTAACCAAATGCACAACCTACATCCCATATCTCTTCAGCTCTGCATGTTGCTTCCATAGTCCACCCATAATATGCAGTCTCTAATACATTAACTATAAAAGAAAGTATTAGTATCTCTACCCCATAAGGAATAAATATGTTAATTATTTTTCTCATCATTGTTTTGGATTAATAATTCATAATAATCTTTTAAAGCTACTGCATAATAATAAGGATCATCTGATATAATCTCAGCAAATAAGTCTAAATCATTACACATCTTTTTCATTTCTTCTATTTCTTCTTTACTAATTTTTTCGCTCATCTTTGTTTTGGTTTTATAATAAATGGGACATTAAAGCAAGAACATTTATTATTAACAATGTAATAAAACTGAATCTTCTTCCTTTTTTAGTTCCTAACCATTTATCAAATTTTAAAAGTAATTTAATCATCTTTGTTTTGGTTTAATATATTACAGGAGTTACTTCTTCTACGCTAAAATCATCTGCTTTTTCCTCCATTTCTCCGTCTGCTTTACGGTTTTTGTTGTGCTCTTCCAGCCATTTATCAAAGTCATTAGTCACAACTTCAAGGGCTTGGCTTGGAGTTAGAGTTGTATCGTAAATGTAATGTACTGCATATAATGTTTCCATTTTACTCATCTTTGTTTTGGTTTATTAGTTCATTAACATTATCAGAAGATAAATTTTCTATATCTCTCCAACCATATAGTTCAATAAGACCTATCTCCTCTCCCTTTATCTCGAGACCTTCTTCTAAAGTAGTTCCATCTATGTCAAACATAGCATTTCTTATTTCCACTTTACCGTAGTCTTTAGTTTCT